GTTCAGTGTTAATCTTAGTCATCTTCATTCTCCTTAGTTGTTGGGTCAGCACCCTCACGTGTAAGTATATCCAAAAGCATTACTTTGTAATTGTAAGGCACGCCATCGATATATAGTACATTATCAAGTATATCTAATTCCTCTTCATTCATCTTCATTCTCCTATCACTTCGTTCAAGTCGTTTATTTTATTCACTCCTATTTATCATCAAAGTAATCATAAATCTCAGGAACTTTAGGGTAGTTTTCTACCTTAGCTAAGAATCTAGGTCCAGTTGAATAGGCAAATACCTTAACATCTGGGAAGCAATGCTGCTTGTAGATACAATAACTACACGCCATAGCTAACTTCATGTTCCCTGACTTACCTTCTGGTACTAAATCGTAGCATTGTTCTGGTATGTTATCATCTTTAACCATACACTTAAGGTAATCAATTCTCTCAGTAATAGGGTCATCATACTTGAAGTTCTCAAAGTGAGTACAAAGATGTCCTGCTGCTTTATCAATAACTAACCAACCACCTTCTTCGTGTCCTAAGGATTCAGCATACCCTCTTAACTGGTCGATATAACCAAAGGGGTCATCATTACGTATGTTCCCTTCTTTGAACTTCTTAAATCCAAAGCTAGATGCAGTCTTAACATCAATTAACATACCATCAATGACACAATCCATAGAACCTTTGATACCATTTACCTCAGCCTTATGTTGTTGGTGAGTAACCTCGTGTCCAGACAGAGCAGCTAATGCTAGTACAAGCTCTTCAGTCGCATGACCATATAAGAACTTCATTAAGGTAGCTGGTGTCATAGACTCAGCTTTATAGTTCCTATGTCTATACCAAAGGTATCTATCTTGCTTACCGATACTACTCATTCGTAAAGCATTACTCTCTTCATGCTTCGTAAGTACTTGATTCTTAAGGATATTCTTCATTGCCTCACCAAAGTTATCCACAATCTTATCCACATCTACACCTTCGGCTGCTTCGTTCTTTACTAACACCTCATAGATGTCATCTACTAAATCTTCAATCTTCTTCATAACTACTCCTAGTGAGTTTCAGCCCACGTATCTCCTACTTTAAATTCAGCATCAAGGGGACAGTTCATCTCATAGTATGTACCTGCCTCAATCATACTCCCTACTGCCAAGCTTCCGAATAGACCAGCTTGTTCTTCTTTTACTTCTGTTTGAATCTCATCGTGAATATTACCCACGAACTTATAATCAATATTGTAACTCTTAGCATACCCATCCAGTATTACTAAGGCTCTCTTCATTACTATCGCACCTGCTGATTGTAGTAATGTATTCAGAGCTGCATGTGGACTTCTGATGTTTAACTTCCTATCATCTAATCCTTTAATTGTGCCTTGTTCAGACAACTTAGTAACTCTGTCTCGTAAATCTTTAAGTGCTGGCGTATTAGCAAGGAAGTCTTTCTTAAGTCGTTTACCATCGCTACTTGTTCCTCCGACAATGTCACCGATTTTCCCATCCCCAGCTCCGTACAAGAAAGCATAGATGAAAGTCTTTGCCTGATTTCTTGATTCAAGTCCTGCAGCCATTTGATTTGCTGTGTGTATATCTCCATCTACAACCTCCTTAGTGTAATCTTCATTGTTCATATAGTGTGCCAGCATCCTTAACTCCAGACCTGACGCATCCATCCCTACTAACTTATAACCATCTCTTACTTTAAATAGACTCCTACATTGCTCACCATAAGGGCTACCACTAGCAGGGACTTGAGCTAGATTAGGATTGCTATGTGTCATCCTATTAGTAACAGCACCTATAGGATTAATATAAGCATGTATCCTATCTAATACACCTGCCGCTTCAATCCAAGAAGATACTAACCCTAGTCTCTTTTGTAACATTAAGTATCTAGCTATTAACTTACCTTCAGGAAACTCTACATTCTCTAGTATAGTCTCTGATACTTGAGGTATCCCAGTCTCAGTTAACTCAGTTGGTTCCCATCCATAATGTATTAGGTGTCTGGCTATCTGCTTCCTACTACCTAAGTTAAACTCAGGGTAGGTAATCTTACCCCACCCTTGTTCAGGGTCTAGGTAAGCTAATGAATCTAATTGTCTTTGTAAGGAAGCTGCAACTTCACCATCAATAGTATAAGGCTTGCTTGGAAAGCTCAGTGATACAAAGGTAGGTAGAGGTACAAAGACTTCTCTTACTTCATCTTCAGCCTTGAACATCTCAGACTTAAGTTCTGCTTGTAGAGTTATAGCATCCTTAGTATTGAACTCCCAACCATTAATCTTCTGTTGATGGATTATCTTAGCTACCTTATACTCTAGAGTTATGGCATCTTTAGATAACTTCTGCTGAAGTAGTAGGTTGTATAAACTATATGTAACCTTGACATCTTGAATACAATACTCAAGCATCTCTTGGTTATAGTTACTCCAAGCATCTTCTTTCTTACCGAAGTCACCTTTAGCATTACCTAGTCTCTCACCCCAAGCATCTAAGCTATGACCACCTTTACGACTTGGACTATCTAACCTAGACAGTACCAAGGTGTCTTCAATCTCACCCCACCAAGTGAAGTGTAGTAATCTTTCTATAACTGGTATGTCAAAGTTGATAATGTTATGACCTATTAGTACCTCTACCTTGTTATCTTGTAGCCAAGGTATGAAGTCTTTAACATCCTTAGGTTCAAAGGTAGTAGGCTCATCCCACCTACCTACTATCTTGGCAGCAATACACCAGATGACTGATGGATTAAGTCCATTAGTTTCTATATCGAATATTGCTTTAACCATTACATCTCCTCGGGGGCTACTGTTTCTCTAAGTCTCCCTGTTTCTGCATCATATTGTAAGTACCCTGTGACTCCTGTCTCACCTGTGTACCTATTCTTTAGAATCCTCAGTGTAGTTGTGTTCCTAATGAGAGGGTCATCTGATTGTTGATTACGTTCTAAGGCAATGACCATATTAGATAACTGAGCTATACCTTGTGAACCTCTAAGGTGTGACAATGAGATAGAACCCCCTTCTTCATGCGGTGTACCTTGTTGTCTTGATAGATGGGATACGAGGAATAAGCCAATGTTAGTCTCAACTACTACCTCACGTAGCTTAGTCATTAAAGCATCGATGTTCCTACGTTCATCACCCTTAGCATCACCAGACATTACAAGGTTAAGATGGTCTAATACAATCCACTTAATGTTCTGAGCCTTAGCCATCAACTTGATACGACTTACTATCTTCTCAATGGATAGTTCTTTGCCATCATATAAAGTTAAAGCTTCCCCTTCATCTCTTTGAAAGAGTTCATCGAAAGCTTCTTCGGCTACTTTTCGTTTAGTTAAAGCTCTACATTCATCTAAGTGATAAGGTCTCTTAAGGTGGATACCTACAAGACCATCAATAGTTCTCTCAGTTGTTTCTTCTAAGTGAATCACTCCTACTCTATCAGGTGTCTGAGTTAATAAGTGGTACTCTAGTTCTCTAACCACTGAAGACTTACCCATACCTGTGCCCGATGTAAGCGTTACCAGCTCCCCTAGTCTAAACCCTTTAGTCATCTGGTTAAGACATATCCAAGGGTAAGCTACTGAAGCTGTCTCAGGTCTCTCTAACCAAGTATCCTTTAGTTGTGTAGCACCTATAATGTCTTGAGGCATCCAGCTCTTAGCGTTCCAGAAACACTCTGTAATTTCCTTAACAAGACCAGCTTGTAGCATATCACTGATGTCTTTGTAACCCTCAGGGTAGGACATAATCTTAATCTTCTCTGGTGAGAACATCTCGATAGCTTTATCAATAGCCTTCTTACCTGCCTCATCCTTATCAAAGGCTAGTACGATATAGGTAAACGAATCAAGGAAGTCATAGCTTTGTTGTATTGATTTCTCAACACTGGAGCTACCATTCTTAAGGGAACACACCGCCCACTTGCCATTGAATACCTCAGCTAAGGATAGAGCATCTATCTCACCTTCAGTTACTGTGATGTACTTACCACCTTTATCCCATAGACACTCACCGAATAGACCAGTATCTTTGAAGCTACCTTCTGTATGGAACTTCTTAGTAGGAACATCTCTTACTTTATAAGCTGTAACTCTACAAGCTTGGTCAGTGAAAGGGTAGTAATGTGTGTTACCATCTTCAGATACTCTAACTTGATACTGCTTACAAATAGCTTCAGAGATTCTACGCTTAGGGATAGCACCCCAAGTCCCTTTAATAGGTAACTCTACGCTGTTTGTTATCTTCCTTGTATAAGAAGTAGATACTTGTGCTGTAGCTTTACCATCCCAGAAGTTACATCCTTCTGTAAAGCAATGCTTATGGTCATCATAGACCGCTACGTTGTCCTCACTTCCACACTTGGGACACGCCTCATGCTTAATAAACTTACTCATTTTGAATCCTCATTCTATTGTTTTATAATTAAGTGACTGCTTGCTCACACGGCTGCAGTCATCACCGTCTTAATTACTTTAGCATCATGGAGTACGCTAAAGAAGTAGTGAGCTTACTAAGAGATTAGAAAGTTGATTCATCCTCAAAGAACCCAGCCTCAGCCCCATGGTCTCCACCCTCCCCCATCTCTAAGACTAGCACTCGTTTAACATAAGGCACTTCACCTGCTGTTGGATGCTTCTTAGTAATGTACTCAAGTCTCACTTTAGTACCACTCGGTAACTCTTTATTCCAAGGCTCGTTAGTCCCTGTGAATACCTCAATGTCATACCTACTGGTAAACTTACGGATAGGTTCACCATCATATTCTTTAATGATGACTCCATCTTTAGTTAAACGTGAAGCAGTCTTACTATCCAGTTGAATCTGGATTGAATACTTACCTGTTGATTGACCTTGATACTCATCGTGTGTAGTCAAGTGTGTTTGAAAGATAGTAGTTCCTTCTACTAGCATATACTTCTCCTATTATTTAAACCCTGCGGGTCTATTGGTTTATTAAATACCTTC